CACATTCTTTGCCAGACGGGAGAACCTCTCGAAAGTCTGATGTTCGGAACAGAATCGTTTTTGACAATCCTGTTTCTCACACGCTCCTGGAGAGGCGAAATCGTCCGCATCAACCCAGTGGAATCTGTCTTGCACCATACACCCCACCACTCACGCACAATTTCACGAGTACACACGCGTTCTGCTTTTTTTATTTGTTTTTCTATTTTCTCGCAGGATTCGCGCAAAGGTGGTCCCAAGACAAATGGCAGTTTACGGGCAATTCCAGACGTCTCGACGGAATTATCAGGCAAGGACATCGATGTCCGAAACCACCGTTTCTTTACAAGAAACTGCCACCAACGTCTAGGGAACAGAGAGAGGCTTGGCCGGATGCGGGAGAAGATACTCCTGACATCAAAGGTGTTCAGAAACCAGGCTGAAGTCGCAAACTTCAGCTTGGAGACAAGGTTGAAAACGCCATCTATTAAAGTGCCATTAGGAAGCTTCCAAAGGTTGGTCCCGAGAAAACCAAAGTCATACCTGGCAACCACTTTCTGGTGTTTAAAATCGAACAAAGTCGAATTTAAATCACCATAACGGTGGGAGCTCATGGTCTTCGTTTGGTTAACAACGAACCCAACCTTCTTTGTCTCCTCTAACCACGCTTCGAACAGCCGGTCTGTCCCCGCGAAGAAAAGGTCGTCGCCATTGACAAGGCTCTTACGCCAATTGGGGCCGCAATTTTCGATCTTCTGTCGTGCTCGATCAAGACAAATCTTGTTTAACAAGCAGAGCACAACAAAAGAAAGAAGATTCCCCATCATGGAGCCACGAACGATCTTCTTCACCTCGCCCTTCCAATGCACCCACGTGTCTTCGAAGGTTTTTAGTAATACCTTCTTCCGCCTTTCCGGTAGCGCCTCGGCAAGCACCTTGATCACGACGAGGACGACATCCTTATTGAGATTGTCTGTGGATGCCTCGAAATCCCCTGATCGGTAGCGCTCACCGGACCTTAAATCGGTCTTGATGGTGTTGAAATGGTCGTTGGTGACGTCACCGCGGACAAGCCAGTCGAATTTGGAGATATGATTGTATGCAGCCTCATGCACAGGACGAAGTATACGCTTCGCTCTAGCACTCTGCATCGTTACAACCCTCATCTTCGCCTTCTTCTTGGCAACTCCGATGCGACAATAGTCGACGTCACCCTCAGTAATCTCATCGAATCCAACGTTCTTGTGAAGGACCCCGGTGGGATCAAATGCATGACCCCGGGGCTCCCTCTCGTCGATCCAAGG